TCATCTGATTTCATATCTTTAACACCTAATCTATCACGACCTAATGCGCTATTTTGTGTATTAATGTTAGATACTTTTTCTTTTGGACGACCTAATTGTGTGTCATTATCATATCCTGGTGGCAATTCACCTTCTGGTCCGCCATTTTTACTATATAAACTAGCTAAATCATGTGGTGTACCATATGATTCACCTGTTATCATAGGATCATTTCCTTCTTCAGTAATCTGACTAAGTCTGAATTTACGTCTTGCATCTTCAATTTGTAATTCTCTATATTCATTATATTCATCCTGACTGAATTGGAATATATGATCATATATCCAATCTGTAGGTAATAAATTTTTCTCTAAAATATTACTTGCTAATTCTACTTTTTCTTTTAAGAGTGCTATCCTTTCTTGTTCATATATAATACTAGGAGTTGTTAAATTAAGTTCAAAATTAGTTAAATTATCACCCTTTATACCTTGTGTATAGAGATGAATAAGTGCTATCTTATATAGTTCAGATAATAATATTCTTTGTATTCTATCAATAGTTCTAGCAAAACGAATATCTTCAGCCGCTAATGTAGCTTTACCTGTAAGATCTTTTTCATATCCTAAAAATGCTTTAGGTACTTTAAGGGCTGCAAATAATTTATCTCTTAGATATTCTACATCTTTAATACCATCATATTCTAAACCTTTTGCTGTATCAATTTTAGTTGCAGTATCATTTCCACGAACAGGAATATAAAAATCTTCCATCATGTTCTGCATGTTATATTTAAGATTATATTCGCCAGTTTGTTGATCCATAAATGGAATACGTTTCATGGTAGAGATTGTCTTTTGCATAAAGTCCTCTACTTCGTTAGGTGGAATAGAACCTACGTTAATATAAAATACTCTTTTTTCAGGAGCTCTAGATATTCTATGTATTAACATAGCATCCTCCATTAATGTATATTGCTTATATAATCTACGAGCAGGTTCAATATATGCTCTTCCATAAGGTAAATAATTTACATCTGTAAGAAGTCTAAAATGTGCCATCTCATAATTTTGAAAATATATACCATTAGTTTCATCATTGCCTGATGTGCTAAAGTATCCTGTATTAGTTAAAGCATATCCTTCTGGGCTATATCTGAATCTTATAGATGCTGGATTTTCTCTATCATACATTTCTTGTCTTTCTATATGGTAAGCTGTATAAGGTATGACATTATATACTCCAAATTTTTCTGCTATTTCTAGTTTCAGAAAAAAGTCACCATATTTACACATTTGGCGAGTCCAAGACCAAAGATTAAATTCTATATTTAAAACATCATAAAATAAATTATATAATATTTTTTGAATATTCTCATCACTACTTTTAATTTGTAATACTTCTCCCATATTACTTTTTAAACTACATTCATCAGCTACTATATCAAGAACAGATGCTACAATTGCATCTCCATCCATAATATCATAATCTGAATATAGTTGTGGTCTTAAATATCTATAGTTTAAATTTATTTGTTGACCATACAATGAAGTAGCATTAGTAGAATAAATTCTATTATATCTATCCTGTAATGAATTAGTTTTAATATCTCCAGAACGCTGTATAGCATTTATATCTATTACTTTTAGTTCTTTACCTTGTTCACTCCTAATAACTACATCAGTACTAAATAGTCTTTGTAACCTTGCGAATATTCCTTTATCTATTGCCATCTTTTTATTTTATTTTATTTATCCTAATAACCAGTCTAAATTTTCTGTACTATTACCTGTTTTTAAAGTATAAGGGTTAGGTATATTAAATGTTGAATATGCTCCTTGACTATTAGTTCTAGCTGAAGATATATTATTAAGAAGTGACTTAGTGTAGTCTAAATTTTGTTGTTTAAATTTTAAACTAGTATCTCTTAAAAACATTGCTACTGCCATAGCCATTACTAAATCATCATTGTAACCACCTGTTGCTTCTGGTCTACCATTTTTCCAAATAAAAACTTTCATTTCTTCAAGAGTACGTTTTGATCTAATAGTAATACTTCTATCTCCAACATATTCTCTAAATTTACTAATTACAAGAGGTCTTGTCCTTAAAGACATAGTAAAACCAGGTACCATATTAGATGTACTTGAAAATGTATCAAAATATGATTCAGATGTTGTATTATCATTTTTTGGTGACATATACATATTTCTGTAATTTCTTTCTATTATGCTATCTAAAGTTGACCATCCTATATTAGCATTTTCTACTGCTAAAAGAGCCATATTATATTCTGTAGCTAGTCCTACTAAAAAATATCCAAATTCTTTAGGTGAAAGTTGACCTCTATATTCTGCTACTTGAGTATTAGTTTCAATGTCTATAACTTGAGCTGTTGAAAAATCTTTACCATCACCTCTTGCTACGTCTGCTGTTACTAAGTAGTTTCTAGTATAGTCTGGAGATTCCCAAACCCATAGGTTTTGATCTACTCCTCTTCTCTCAAGCGGATCTTTTATAGTAGTTTGTTCTATAAATTTTATCCATTCCTCATAGAATACAACATCTCCTGATGTACTGAAATCACAATCACACTCTTGAGCTGCTATTCTTGGTCCTAATTCTTCATCTTGTTTTTTTCTCCACGCTTCATCTCTTTCAGGATGAACATACCAAGGTAATTTTATAGGAATAAAACTATTTTTCTTTTCTTCAGCTTCAACCCACTTTTTATGAAACCAATTACCTGTACCGAATGGAGTAGATAATACTATTGCTCCACCTCCTGTAGCTAATGTCTGTTGAGCTGATGCCCAAATCGCATCTATACCATCAATGAAGGCAGCTTCATCTATAATTAATAATGATACTGCTTCAGATCTACCTGCATCAGCTGCTGCTGATACTGCTTTAATTTGAGAACCATTTTTTAATCTTAAAGTAAGTTTATTATTTTCTTCATAAGCAACAGTTAACCAACTAGGTAAATGTTCATACATGAACTTAACCTTAGTTACCATGTTCTTAGCAGTTTCCTGCTTAGTAGCTATACAAAGTACGTTCTTATCTTTATGAAATAACATTAACCATAAAGCATAACCAGCACAAAGGGTAGAAATACCCAATTGTCTTGATTTAAGAACAAAAGAATATGGATTTTTAGCCCATAATTCTAATACTTTTGCTTGAAAAGGATAAAGGTTAAAAGGTATTCTACCTCTTTGTGGATGCTGTATATTACAATATTTACGCATAAAATGTGCTGGATCTCCTGCACATTTAACATATTCTTGTCTTATAATTTCTTTTACATCTTGGTTCATTTTCTACCTATCTTTTTAAATATACTGATATTTAAAGAAGGAGTATTTGAACCAATTAATCCAATCCCTAAAGTATATAAATAATTTTTTTTAGTTTTATAAGCTAACCCTGGTCCAAAAGACAATATAGTTTCTTTATCACCTATAATTCCACCCCCTATATATAATTGTCTATTATTTTTTATAGTAGTTTTAGTAATAGTAGGATACATTATATTAAAATCTACTTTTCTTGATACTATTTTGTTTTTAAATATAGATTCAGTTATTATAGCATTAACACTATCAGTTCCTACTGTATCTTTATAATAATAAGTAGTAAAATAATCTTTTAAAATATTTTGTGTATCTACTTTAGTTAGAAATGTATCATGACTAAATTCTGTTTTTGTAAACCACTGGGGTGTATAGATAGGAGTTGGGACCTTTAAAGTGTCCCATTTAATCTCTGTTTTAATAACTATTTTATCTTGTCCTTTTTTAGGTGGATTATTATTACATGTTGTTAATAATATTATTATAGTTATTAAAATTAATATAGTAAAATATAAAGCATTTTTAAACATACATTATTTTAACATTAATTTCTTAATTTTTTCAAGATACTTTTCAGCATCTATTCCTGGAGGTACATCTCTAAATTCTTTTTTATTTCCTGGCTTAGTTACTACTATAATTTTTTTATTAGGATCTCCTTTACCTGACATTACTTTGAATGAAATACCACCTTTAGTTGGTTTTGGTACTTCTATTTCTTCACCTTCATCTCCTGAACCTTTAAAAAATTCATCAGCATCTTTATCAAATTCTTCACCACCACCTATATTAGCTGTAGCTTTTATTGTTCCACTAGCTGGACGACCTAATTTAGGTTCACCTGGTGCTTTAGGTTCACCTGGTGCTTTAGGTGCTTTAGGTTCAGCTAATGGCTTTATATCTTTACTATTTACTATATCAATAACACCTTCGTCTTTTAACTGCTGCATTTTCTCCCTGAATTTAGGATTATTAATGCTTGCTGAATCTCCTACTCCTAATGCTTTAGCTGCGTCTGCTATTTTGTCAATTTTCTTTACATCTTTTAGATGTGCTAAAAATTTCTTAGTAGTAGGTGTAGTAATAGCATCTATGGCTTTTTGAAGTTCTTCTTCTTTACCATCTTTCAATGAATAAGCCATAGCCATTTCATCTAAATTATCCTCTTTAAGTTCAACATCTATACCTGTAGCTGTTACTTTTTTAATATCAGCAGGGTTAGTTCCTTTTTTCATAACAACAGCTCCTGATGTTTTGTCAAGATCTACTTCTTTTAGCGCTGAGTATATTTCTTCTCTAATAATTTGTAGTAATGTTGCTTGTTTCATTGAATTTGTTTATATATAAATATTATGAAAAAATTGCTAATTTAACTTGCTCTACACGTTGTTCAGTAGAACCAAATATATTAATAAGTCGCTTAGGTGGGTATTCTTCTAGTAATGCTTTAATAGCTATATCTATTTTTTCTCTATATATAGGATCAGTTGTTCTTACTCCATTATCTTCTATATCTATACCCATTGGGTCTATATAAAATATATAATCATAATATGGTATTAATGATGAAGCTGCTTTAATTAAATGTGTTTTATCTGTCCAATCAATACTCTTAGCAGATAAAGTAAATGCACATACATCAATAATAGTGCGATCTGTTATAATATTATCATTAAATAATTCAGAAGCACGTTCAGCTATAAATAAAAATTGACCTTTTATAGTTGAATCATCATTTAATGATACACCTAAGTCTCTTAAATATTTACTTCTTTCTGTTGCTATTTTATAGTCTTTAAATTCAGGTAATTCTGATAATGCTTTAACTAATGTACTTTTACCTACAGATACTGTACCACAAAGACCTATTTTCATAACAATTTTTGATTTTTAATAATATACGAAAAAACTCTTATTTTTCCAAACCTTTATTTTACTTATAATGTTTACAGTATTCTATAAAATCTTCACATACTTGTATTTTATCAGGATCTGTTAAAGATTTTTTATATGTTTTAAATGCTTCAGCATATGATTTTGTGTCTTGTTCTGTTAGGTTCTTTAATGATTTTCTTAAACCGTTTAATGTTTCTTGAATAACATTATCATCAAAATCATCATAATGGGCACTATCGCCTATGTATGAGTCTATTATTTCTGTAAGTTTCATAATTTTATTGGTGTTATATATCCTTCTTTAATAAAAATTTTTAAATAGTCTTTAGCTGCTTCTATATCATCACTCCATATTGATATATATAATTTTAAAAATTCTTCTAATGTATTAATTTCATGAGTTTTTATCATTCCTTCACCATGTACATCACAATATATATTTAAAATTCTTGCTGTTCTATATGCTTCTTTTTCCATACCTTCATCAGATAATAAATCATCTACTCCATATTTACCTGCTAATATTACTAAATTATGTATATCTTCTATAG